ATTCTTCGTATATTTTCCGGGCTTCGCCGTAGGCTGGCACTTGGTTATCCACAGATTGTAAAATGTCGGTTTTTGTTCTCTGCAAAATCGCAACGGTATTTGCATCACCGTAGTTGTCCGCTTTTGAAATCATCTTATCAATATATTTTTTGGTAGCATCCACCACAAACATACTGCTGTTAAATTTGTTTTCCATTTCCTTGTTAGCTTTAGCCGATAATTTTTTTAACCGTCCAAGCTCAAGTTTTAGTCTTTTCTGATCCGCCTTCGTGACAAACTTATTATTAAGCGCGTCATCAATTTCTAAAATATTTTTTTCAATTTTCGCCAACTCAGCACTTTCCTGGACAAACATGTTTTTGCGATCAATGGCAAGCTCTGCTCGTAAAATATTATCTTTTTTGGCTAGCGCACGCATATTTTGCCATTGTGAGACACTTTTTTCCCAATTTTTTTGCGTAACGCCTGGCGGCTTATCGGCCAAACTGGCAAAGGTTTTTAGGTTTATAGCCTCCTCATAAAGCGGTGAAGCCTGGGCGATTAAAGCAGCATTTTCCGTGTTAATCGCCTCTTGTGCGCCTTTTTGAGCGCTTCGCGCCAATTCCAATGTGGATCTTTCCCCAGGGTTTGGCTGCACTTGATTAATCCACCGCAATAAAGCCACACGCGCAGCCTCATTGCGCACATCATTAAAGTTATCCAGAACATCGGCTGCGTCCGGGGTTCTGCTTAACGTTTTTTGCATTATTATGGCGCGTGAATTGTTGGCGGCTTCCCCGGCTGTCAATGTAATTCCTAGATTTTTGGCTTCTTTTTGTAAATTTGTACTGCTTGGGTTTGCTATGCCGCGAAAACGTTTTGCAAATTCAATGCCTTTGCTGCCAAGATCACCAAGTTTTGTAAACACCGCCTCTTCAGCAACACGCTTGCCGGTTTGTTTTGCCCTATCAAAGAATGGTCGTTCCGTTTCCGTTAGCAAACGGCTTAACCCTTGGCGTGCAGCATCACCAACACCGGCCCCAAACACCGTACCAACTGTGGGTTGGCCGCGCAAAGTGCCGACTACGGCTCCAACACCAGCCGCAACATCTGTCATAAGATCCCCGGCTTGTTTTGGTAGCGCTGGCAGATACGAGCTTGGTTTTGTTAATTGTGCATCAGCCTCCACTAATTCATTTTGATTGGTTTGTGGATTAAACACTTGTAGATTTCCATCTGGGCGGTAACTAAAATTTGACATTGCCTCGGTTGCGTCCATATCCGGAAAAAACTGCTGTGCATAAAACCGCACCTTGTCCGTTGGGTCGGGCGGCAATGATCCGCGAAATTGTTGGCCAACCGATGCACGCACAGTATCAGATTGTGGCGCACGCAAAACTTGTCGTTGCAGCTCTGAGGCTGGACTTAGAAACGTCTGTTGTGCAGTTGGTGCCGCGCCAGGCCCATTGGTTGGTGTTTGACCAGGCAAACTGTTTCGGTACTTCTCTAATTCTATTTGACGGTTTTCTGGCGTATCAGGTAAAGAACTGTTAACAAGAATCTGACCGTCTTTTGTGCTTAATGTAAACGACATAACTTGCTCACTCCTCAATCACATAGTTTGGTGTTATACCGTCAGGGATTATGCCACCCGAATCATACACGTTTTGGACCTCCTCAAGACTGGCCTTAACTGATTTTCTTAAGACATCAAGTTGCCCAGAGAAAAAATCGGCATCAAATGTTGAGGTGTCCTCACCTTTAAAGCCAGCTATGCCTTTACCAAGCATTGCGGATCCAGCCGTCCACACACTCGTAGGATCCCTCAACATGCTTTTCATGATGTCTAAATCAGGCCCATTTAAGACGCCCAAATTGAGGTATTCTTTTGTTTTCATGAGCAACGCTAAATACGAGGCGTTTAATTTGTTCTGTTCGTTTCCGGCAAGAATTTTGACACCAGTTTTTTTAACAAAATTTTCGTAACTATCAATATCTTTTAACAGACTGCCAATTATGACCTTCTTTTTCTTAATGATTTGTAATTCTTTTTGATCCAAAGCAGCACCAGGGATAGCTTCTACCGCACCCGTTGGTTGTCCATTTTGATCAAGTACTGGCCGGAAACCAGTCGGGACCTTTGCACCTGTGAGATTTGTAAATTGATCCGCGATACTCTTAACAGCACCTTTTTCTAATCCCATCAGCGCGTTCTCAAATTGCTCTGCCGTAAGCAAACCGTTTTTGAAATCAATATTGATTTTTGCCAGGTCGGTGTACGGCGTTACTGCTTTTGGCTCTTTTATCTTTGGCAACAAATTTTCTACCAATTGCGCGGCTGCCTTTTCCTGCACCTGTGGATTGCTCATACCCAACAACTGTTGTGCTGTCATTGTTCTTTTTTGCGCGTCACTCGCACGAAATGGCATACTGGCAGCGGTCGGCATCAGTTGAGGTTGTGACAAGGCTGGACTGTCTGATGTGTTAATCTCTGGCTGCATACCTTGGGCTTTTGCATTCTCTTGTCCTTGCATAATCTGACGCAATAACCTGGCTTGCCCCGGATTACGTCTTTGCACAGACAATTGTGACGGCACATTTAGTAATCCCGGTGTATCACCAATCATTGTTTCAAGCGTCACATTTGGATCCTTTGGCATAGCCGTAGGACTCATCATGTTTTGTATCCGTTCTATATTTGCAAAACGCGCCTGGTCATTACGTGCTAAAGCCAACAGTCCTTGTTGATTGGCTTTGTTTTGGCGATTATTATTAAGCAAACCGCCAACCAGCCCGGCAAGTGGTAGCAAAAATGGCGCAACCATCTTTTATTCTCCTTGTAATTTGATTAACCGAATTTAAAACCAACGGAACCCTTCGTGCCGGTGCTTGTGCTTTGACCCGTTTCATCTTCATTTGTGAACCCTCGATCCCCAAACAGGTTTGTGCCGATGTTTAGCAACTGATAAGGCTGCGTAAACTGGCTTGTGCCCATGTCATACAGGGTGCGATTTGCGTCTAAATTAAATTGATTACCGAGCAAATTTTGTTGGAATTGTTGTTGGTTGCCCGCCATTGCCAAATTTGCACCGGTTTGCGCAAGGCCAGCTTGTTGTAAAGCGCTCTGACGCATTTGGTTGAGGGCATTCATACGTTGTTGATCGCCCTGGTATGCTAATCCAGCGTCTTGCAATTTACGATTCATAATATTTTGTGCTGTCGCTTGTTGTGCTGTTAACTCTCGACCCAATTGATCGCGCCCAGCGCTTAACGCTGTTGCTTGGTTTAATCTTTGTGCCTCTAAATCCCTTTGCAACTGCGTTTGGCCACCAGCCAACATTGTTGCCTGATTTGACCTCTGCGCCGCCAAACTTCTATCTAAATCACTAATGTCAGCACGTTGTCCCAGACCGGCCTGTTGCACAGCAGCGCCTAAAGCCTGGTTGTATCCCTGCGCTCTTAATCCAGCCCCAAGCCCAGCACGCTGTCGGTTTGTTTCGGCATCCAAAGTAGCGTCATAAAGACCTTGCCTACCACCAAAAGCCCCTGCTCCGGCCTGCCGAGCACGGCGTATATTTGACGCACGATCAGCACCCGTGTCAAAATCAGCCAAAGACGCATCAACAACACTGTCCATATACGGGTTCTGAAACCGTGTAATATCGTCTGTGTCTATACCTCGTGTGTCAATTTGACCGGTACTGACGCGCTCCAAATACGGATCAATGCTTTGTCCTCCAATTTGTTGCGTATACGGATCAATACTTCTTGCATTAATAGCTTGCTCACGCTCATACAATTCCGGATAGTTTTGCTCTAAACTTCCCATGGTGTAACTGCCGCGATCTGCATATTCGTTATAATAATTACGGTTTAAATCGTCTAAATATTGACCACCAACGCCTTGCGCGTCTACGGCTCTATTTATTGCGCTTGTAGGATCTATGCCAGGTGTTGGATCGCGTGCAATAACATCTCGCACACCTCTGGCACCCTCCTCTTGTAACGGGTACAATCCGAACATGTCATTATTAAGGTTAGCTGTGCGCGATGGATCATAGGTCTGTGGATCTGTGCGAGGCACACTATTATCAACGCGACGACCCGGCGACCGCGCAACAGGTTCATTTCCAAATCTATCTGCCATCTAGTAGGTTCCTCTTACTAAATTTTCTAAAAAATCATTGTCATAATCTGTCAGACCTGTATCCATATTCCCACCCATCGTTGGCTCTGTACCACCGCCAGGCTTCATAAATATTTCACCATCCTCGCCCTCGTATTCACTTCCCGGAGGTAGAGCGTCATACTCTGATTGCGTCACCACAATCGGCACACCAACATTCATTCCGGTTGGCATACCAGCGCTGCCGACAGCCATTGCATCACGCAAACCAGCGCTTGCCATGCCAGGATCCATACCATATTGGCTCATGCCATACGGACTCATAAAGCTGTTTGCACCAGTTGACTGCATACGCCTTCTTTGTTCTAAGGCTGTCGGTTCGCCAGCCATATCAGGTCCGGTTAACGCCTGGTTAAAACGGCTATCAGGGCCCAATGTGCCAAAACCAAAACTGGCTGGCATATTACCCATGAACGCCATAGTGTCGAACGCTTGCATGAATTGCCGGGTAGGCCGTTTTGAGGTTTCCACCTCGCGCTCTAGCTGCCGTTGTGTGTCTGTTTTTGATTTTTCTTTAGAGGCTCCGCCTCCAATGCTAAATACCATTATCTTCTCCTTTGGTTTGCGCTAATATCTATGGAGGGCACACCCATGCGGTAAAAACTTGGGCTATCGGTTGCGCTCCATGTGATTTTTGCGATTTGGCCAGTGGCGCGTACATCTACCCGGCCAGAGCTGTTGTTTAAATTTTGTGTCGCATAGACCCGTTCGTTGGTCCCAATGGCGTTTCGGATTTGTGTTGTAAATTGTACTGTGTAGCCGCCTTGCAAATCCTCCGCATCCGGATAATACCCATTGACTAACAAATGCTGATCGCCATCCCCGATATCTATCCAGCCGCTTGTCAATGTCCATGATCTTGGACCACCATCATCTGAGAAGCCTTTTTCATGGAACCAAATTTGACCACTGGTATCGATAGCCAACGGAAATTGAAATGTCCCAGCGTCCGCCCAACTGCATCTGTCAAACGTGCCAATCGACCAGGTTGCGTTTACATAACTATAGATAACGTAGCGTGAACACTCGTTACCATCGCGGCTGTCTGGATATTGCCACCATATTTCATTGTTTTTTGAATTGTGCCAGGCGTATACCAAATCGCCCTGGTTCCAACTCAGATTATCCATGACATAACGTTTTACCGGATTGTCCAATGGCGCCACAGCCCCGGCTCCGTACACATAAAACTGACCTCCGGGCGACATCCAGTACAATTTGCCCCTGGCCTCAGCCACCGCATTGGGTCCAATCAATCCGCACCCAGTGCCAATTAAATCAAAATTAAAAACTGTGCTTGGATCCGAGGTAAACCGCATGGAATAGACCATATCATTTCCTAAAATAATATTTTCGCCATACGTGCTGATGCCCCGGATTAAATGCGTACCGTTGCTCAATGTAAAGTTTCCGGCAAGATTAGCTGTTGTGCCAGCCCATGTTTGATTGTTGCCGGTATCAGTCCAACCTACTCGCAGAGGGTCATAATTCCCATTCGCGTCGGTGCTACCAACGGCAACTAAAATCCGTTCTGGCGTTACAAAACACGAGCCCACTTTAGTTGGTTGGTTGGGTATTGCATTGGCCGACATTAATTGTTTTACACTGACGTTATCTATCGCCCCATGCAGTCCGCCACCTGTAAATTTAAACGCTTGGCTGCCGCCATTACCGGTATAAAATGTCTGTTTATAGCTGCCACTCGCACCAACACCAGCTTTAATGGTTGTTGTTCCCCAATAGGCATAAACACTACCGCTGGCAATACTAGTATCAAAATCTAAAAGCGCCCAGGCCCCAGCGTTTAAAGTAATGGATTGACTCAGGTCGCTGCTTGCGGCACTGGCTTTGATATCACTTCCGGTTGCTGACCACCCTGTGCCTAGCGTCCAACTGGTGCCAATTGTAGAAAAGGTCCCATTTGTTATATTTTCAGCCGCACTTGTTTGTGGCGACCACTCATATATTCTTCCTTGGCGCGGACACGCAATTAAATTTTGACCCCATTTATCAAGCGTCCATGTCCTTGCAAAACTTTCGTAGCCTTCTACCGGGCTTCCAAAAGTGCCCGTACCAAAGGTCCCTGTGCCGTATCCGAGCTGGCCAAGATCAAACTCGGAGCCTGGCGGCAAACCATATTCATAATCGACGGTGCCACCACCACCGCTTGCAGCAGATGTCGCCGGACTCGTATGCGTAATGGTGTAGGTGTTAGATGTGACGGAGACAACATGATAGGCGCCATTAATCGTAATGCCCCCCAACGCTGTGGCATTGGCAAAGCGCACTTGCTGGTCCACAATAAGCCCGTGACCTGTATCGGCCACCGTCACAACCGCCGACTCATCTGTTACAGTAAACGGATTTGTCAGTTGGCCGCGCTCTACCACCGGTGTTATTAAATACACATCGCCGTCGTTATCCATGGCGTACAAATCTGTGTGTGTTCCTATCGCCAAATAGCTGTTGCGCCCATTATCGCTCCAGCTCATAGCCCCACGCGCTTTACCAAACACGGTTTCGCTGCTGGCTTTTTCATGACCTAAAATTGTTTCTGGTTTTCCGTTTACAAAACGAATTTTATCCCCATCCACAAAATAATTTTCGGCCGATAAAGGGCTATCGTCTGGAAATATGCCTGGTTGAATTTGCAGTTTTGTTAATGGCATCTTTAATGCTTTGGCCAAGCGTTTAAGAACTTGCTTTTTTCGGTAGCCGTCATAACTGATTTAGACACTAATGTGCTGCATAAGCTCTCTGTCAATTCATACGTGAAAATATTGGCGGCCTTGTATCGTTCGTAGCAATAGGCCACATCTCCATCAGTACTGGTTTTCATTGACAAAATTACAGTGCCAAAGCTACCAACTGAACCACCACCAGCCACCCAAATATCCATCAATTTTGTTTTGCTAATCTCATCATAAAAAGCACCTTCAACTTCTGAGATATAACCAGATTTATCTATTGTGCCATCAAGTTTATGTCTTATAATTCCACTCATACTGCTAATACTCCTAGTCGTGCTCCATCTGCTCCACCAACAATTGTGCCAAAAGGGTCTGGCAAAGCTCCATAGGTGTGGGCTTTATAAAAAGCAGGATAACTGTTGCTTGCTAAACCAGACATTTGCAACCAGTCTCCAAAATTTCCATCTCTGTTACCACCTGCCGAGCTTGCTTTTGCACAACTAAAATTGCCATTTGAAACCATTGCTAAAAAATATAATGTGCCACCCGTTAAAGCTGTTTCTGTAATACTTACGGCTCGCAAAGCCATACTACTATCAAGTGTTAACTCACCTGTTTCAGCAATTAAATTATCTATCGCTGATGTGGCAGACACGCCATATATGCCTAATCGTGCTTTCGTGCCTGACTGCCCTGTGTCAGTGTTAAATACACACAAAGCGTCTATGCTAAATGCAGCTCTAGTCACAAAAGGCACAACCCGTAAATAATTGGCTGATGCGTTTACATTGCCTGACTGTGGTGTTGCTCGACCTTCAAGACAAGGGTAAAAAACATTGGACTTATATAAAGTTGCACTGTTATTTTCTACTACATTATCAGGATAACCCGCAAATGTTGCACTTGGTGCTGTTGGTTTATGAATACCCATTACGTCGCCGTCCTTTCAAGGCCATCGATGACCACACTGATATTTGTCGCACTGCCGTACGCAACAATTATTTGGGCAGCTTGCATATGCAAACCAGTTCTTTGAAAGGATTCATTACCGGCTAGGCTATAATCATATTCAATATATTCATCATTGCTTGGTGTCCCTCCGTCAGCGTTAGCCAAACGAACGGTGACAGCAGTTGCGTTTCTGTTGCAAACGTTCACATTCACAAGGGCTTCTTTTCCGCTACCAACTGTATAAACGCTGGTGTTCGTTGTCGCACTTAAATCAGCTTTTCCAAGCAGCTTGAGACTCATTTTAAACTCCTATTATTATTATAACGACATTGCATAGCTAAGGGCGTGTTCTTCGATAGTTGCCGGCACGGTTGCTGTTATTTGGACGGTTTCATTGCCACCATCATTTAACACAGCGACCGTTATGTTTGACCCGGCAACGATTTTGTTTTCCAAGAAATTTGGTGTGGTATCATTTGTGCTAACTTTAGCTTTACCATCCAAAGTCACACTCGATGCAACTGTGAGAGTTTCATCTGCACCTGCACTGCCAACTGTCAATGTTATGCCTGACCCTGCTTGCAAAGCACCACCACCACCGCCTAAAAACCTATTTGTAGTATCTGCTGATGTTACTTTAACTGTTCCTGCACCTGTACCACTTGTTGATGCGGCAATAGCACTATCCATTTGGCCTTTGTTTACGCCATCGCTGTCAGCTGTCCCGGTTGTAAGATTAATAATTTTGCCAGAGACAGTGACCGCACCGTTGATTTGTGCCGCCCCGTTTACATAAAACGGGCGGCCATACACATTTGATCCGTCACAATACACAGTGGTATAAAACCCGGTAGGGATTGTTGGCCCACTTCCACTGCTTGTTTTAGGAACAAGGTTGGCTCCACAAGCATTATACACAATAAAATGTTTTTCGCTCGATGGAATAATAATATTGACGGCCGACGACAAAGACCCCGTAAACAGCAGCACACGTTGTTTGGCCTGATCGCTGACCGTATAATTGCTAGTGGTTAATGTGTAATCCGTGCTGTCGCTTAAATTTATTGTCTCGACACCATCCGATATTTGATCCACACAATCTAACACCTCATTGAGTTTAGTGTCGCCCCAGGTGTTTAAATTTGAGCCCAAAGACTGTTTCCTGAGTCTATTTCTTGTGGTTGCGCTATCTGCCATTTATATTTTCCTAATCCTGATAAAAAGGGTTTAAGCCTTTTGCCGCACGCACAGTTGCGTGTCTAATTGCTTTTTGTTGAATTGATTTTGGTATAAGATAAGCCTTCCCCTCGATGTCATTATTTTTTAACCACTCAATTTCACTTGTTGTTAATCCTGGCACAAGTAATGGAATAGGTCTGTTGTCCAACACATCCTCAAACTGAATTGATAATTCAGTCATAGTGTTCCCTTTTTTATTTGAGATTGGACCTAAAAACCCGTGCATTGATTTTTGTGTACCATCAACACGCAACATATCATTTCTTTCCGGGGCTTCTAATAATCCTTGTCTTTGCATTTGTGCAATTAAAGGGCTGTTAAAAGTGATTGGATTGTATAGATTTACGTTTTGTGTGTTTAATAATTTTTGTTGTTGTCGCTGTTTATTTAAAAGACCAGCCATGTGTTTACCTCAACTTGCTATTGCCCCATCCTTAACACGGCGCCAATTATTTCCATCGCTGGTCGCCATTGTCCGGCCGCCGGTCTCGTCAGCAACAATAATAATATGGTTCATAAATTTTGTTGGGTCCGGCAAACCAGACGCAACACTGTACGTGCCTACTCTTAAAGGCCCTTCAAACTCTCTATCAATATATTGCGTGATATCCAGTGGATCGTTATTAACCAAACGTGATTTCATGCAATGGCAACCTGTACACTGGCTCTGGTTGGCACAACCCCAAATCGTGTCACTCGATCATCGCGCATTAAATCCGCTAATTTGGCATCATAAAAACTTTCCCAAAGCTGGGTTGCTGTATAATCTTGGACGTACATACACAGCTCCACCATGGCAGCGCCCACATAAACCCCAAGTGCATATTGCAACAACCAATTCGTCGTGTTGCTGGCGCTGAGCACATCCAGGGCTTTGTAGTAGATAATGCGTAAATCATACGCCTGATCTGGTATTGGCCGCAGAAACGCTGTTGTTGTGCCCACAATAGCATAGGCTTGGGGCCGACTAGACGTTGTTGAGGGGAACGTGTTAAAAAGACTGTTTATATCTCCGTAGCCCTGCAAGATAGTATAGGGATTGGTTGTCACAACCATACTGCGCAGACCTAGAAACCCCGTTGGCATCGTAACCGTTTCCGTACCAGCCACCGTGTCTTTTGTGTCGTCAACTGTCTCCATGTGACTAATACCGCCACGCGACATCAGATCATTTTGCACACGTTGCTCGGCCAGTGAAATGGCACGGACAATCTGGCTGTCCAACGCCGATGGGGAAAAGGTTGTGACCGCATCGCTCAAATCGGTCCTATTAATAGTATCCGCCAAATGTGCTTGAAGCTCATTATACGTTTCTATGCTCATATTTCACGCTTCCTATTTCCGATTTTGTGTGGAACGGATTTTAGATACCGATTGTCCGGATCATCTAAGATTGCGCGTACTTTTTTATCGTCATACAACCCGGTTCTGGCCTCCAGACCGGCTTGCTCTTTTAGCTGTTGAAACAGCATGGCCGGTATCGCATATTCTTGGACCATTTCTTTTTTCTTGTAGCCATCAAAATTGTTTTGTTTTTGTTTGTTTAACTGCACAGCCGCCTTGGCAATACCATCAGGCAAAACCTTGCCAGCCGTTATCTGTTTGCTTTTGTGATCAAAATGCAAATAACTACCCTCACGAGTAAACGGATCGGTTTTGATGTACCGGCTGCAATCTTTGTTTTTTACAGCCAACTTATACCCAGGCAAACTTGGATGGTCTTGGCCAATCAGCGTTGCATCCTTTGTCACGGATTTGTTGTGTATTTTCATAATATTGTGCCTTTAAAAGAATGATAGGTGACTGTTGCCAGCCACCTACCACCGGGGACGTTATTTATGATAAAACAAACACCGCCGCGTGTGCTTTTGGTGCACCCACCGCCAATGTGTAATTTGCAAATACCATTTCACGATCTGCCAGACCATTGGTGGCCAGCTCACGTGACTGCATCGGCTCTAAAAACGCGACCTCTGCATACCGACCATCAATTAAATAGGCAGTATTATCCAAAAAGGATGTATCACTGGCCATCTGCACATTTACAGTGACGCCTAACGACCCAAAATCAGACAGCCAACTTTCGACACTTCCGATAAGCGCTGCGGCTTCATTTGTGCCAATATTTTGGCGCACTTGGACAGCACCACTTAAGCTGCTTGCCAAAGCTAAACCAGAAAAATCTAATTTTTTATCTGGGCTTAACATCACAAAATTTGGTGCACCACCATCAACATAAGCGCTTTTTAACGCACTATTGAGAATTGTTAAGGTTAACGCCTGACTGGTTGTGTTGGTAAAGTTGTAGGCGTCCGTTCCATCACCGGTTGCCGCCGTGTATTTTTGTACACCAGACAAATCCGTGTTGGTAATAAAAGACGCCAGACCAGCCATAGCCGCAACGGTTAACGGTCCACCAGCAGCTTGCGCTTTGTTATTTAGCAACATAACTTCCATGTCGCGTCTTAACTCTAAACCTTTAAGCAAACGCTGCTCATCGAGCTCCTCACCGACACCAGCAACATCGACCGCATCTGCCGTCGTTGTCACAGCAAAGGCTTTGTAACTTATTTGCGTGCGATTGCCGATGCGTGTTCTGGCTGTTGCAGCGGCAGCCGTTGGCTCATCCCCTTCCAACTGTATGTTCGATAAGGACGGGCTTGCCAAGGTTTGTTGTTGCCATTCGTGATACCGGTTCTTAACGGTTCCAGCAGTGCTTATGTTGCTTTGAAATGGTGTTTCTGTGGGATCTATTCGGTAAACAATGTCAGCGAGTGATTCCCTGATGCCCACCTGGGCAAATGTGTTTTGTGCATTTGTTGTCATAGCCATGGGCTATTCTCCTTTGTAAAAAAAATTATTTATGTTTCTGGGCCGCACGCCGAGCAGCAAAAATTGCTTTCGCGTTGGCCTTGGTTGGGTTTTTATCAAAAACAGCTTGTGCTTGTGCCACACCCTTTTTAACACTGCTTTGCAATCCTGATTTGCGCCCAGCCTTAATGGCTTTTGGTTTGTTAGCGACGCGCTTGTTTGCTGTACGGATTTGCCCTTGGGTCTCTGCATACCGTCTTGCCATATCAAGAGCTTGTATTGCTCTTGGATCGGCAATTGCATCCAGTTCGTCGGCTCCAAATCCTAAGTGCTCAACAGCAAACCTACTTGTTGTGTCTATGTCTTTAGAAAACACATCCGGGTTTTTCCAATCGGCAATGTAATTTCCAGACTGCAAATCGTACACAGCCTGTTTTTTCTGGTTCGCCAATATGTTTTGTTGTTCACCTCTTAAAATATTTACAGCATTCATACGTTCCGCATTGCGCTTATCGTATTGCAACTTTCTCACAGTCCAGTCCGGATCCTCTTGGGCTATAACCTCCCAGTTTGGTTCCGGTTCCGGTTGTAGTGATGCCAGGGCGGCATCTAAACGTCCAAGACGTGCTTTCGCTTCGGATTCCACACTTTTGCGCTCTTGTGCAAGTTTTTGTGTTTTCCGCGTATAATCGGATTCACGCAAATACGACTTTTTAATTTCTTCTTTTGTCAACCGGGTCCCGTCGTCCAGGGTAAGCAGCGCACCATCTTCGGCCACAGCCTCTTGTTCTTCAGGTTCAGTTTCAAGAAATTCTTGTGTATCGTCTTGCTGGTCATCACCTGTATCGTCCTCAATTTCTGGTGCACCTTCGTCTGCTGCCCCTTCAATTGGTTCCGCTACATTCTCTTCAACCACTTCAGCTTCCGTTAAAGCAGTTTGTTCTGTATTACTTCTTTTGGCTTGCAAGGCTTTAACACCTTGGCTTAAAGACATTGCACTTCCATCATTCGATGGTGTCATGGTGTCATTCATTAGTAATTCCTTATAATGTTAATTAAAAAGTTGGAATAAATCGTTTTTTGCTTTTAAATTCTGATTGCTCCTGACGGCTTAATTGACCGCCAGCCATTACCGCTTTCAAATGCCTCTCAACCACATCAATATCTTTCCAGGCTTCTAAATACCGAAACCGGCCGATATCATATTTGGCGTCACACACACTGGCCATCTGCATGTAGGTTTTTTTTAAAACGGCAAAACTTTCCCAAATGACCGGATTTCTTTGCGCGTCTTTTGCCCACTGCAACCGTTCCGTTTCATTTTTTATTGGTGGATTGTTATCCATGGTTTAACGCTACTTTTTTAATTATTAAATTATCATCCCAAAACCCTCTACCAAACGCGCCCTTTTTGTCAGGATCCACACTTGGTTTGGGAAACGACACTTGTGGTTTTCTCTGCACAATATGCTTTCTGTTGTCTTTAATAATATTACAAATGCTGCCCTGATTAATTTCTAATACCATGCCTATTTCTTTGTAGGTATGCCCGGCCAAGTACATTTCCATCACACTTTGTTTTTTCCATTCACTAATCAATTGTCTTTTTCTCATAAAAATTTTTCTCTTTATAATTTTTGTGAAAGCACCCGAAAAGCGTTCTCGGCAACAGCTGGTACAACACCATTACCAAGCAACCTTAATCTGTCTGTTCTGTTTTGATTTGTGTCCACCCTACTGGCAGACCCATCAATTGCTCCACCCAGTTCGGGTTCAACTTTAAAGACACGCGGTTCTTCCCATTTGTATTGGGGTTCGTTTGGTCTTGAAGGCCATCGATGACTATTGTTGTCAGACTTTTCTGTGTGCCTTTTTTTCCATTGTTTCTGTTTTGATAACCCAGTCGTGGTTCGTGTGCCGCTGGTGTCGGCCAGTTCTCGTAAGTCTCCACTGCATCCGATGTTCGTGCGGTCGGCCATGATAAAGACGCGCTTTCGTTGATGTGGCGCGCCAATTTCTGACGCTGAGAATACTCCTGCCGTTGCTCGGTAACCCACTTCTTCCAGGCTTCTAAGGACATACTTGAGAACGGATTCTCCATCTCCTGTTTTGCTTGAGATGATGCCTTCGACATTCTCAAGAAAGACAACTGCGGGTTGGCACTTTTCGATTCCGGCAAGGATGTAGGGAAAGAGATGTCGCGGATCTTCTGTTGATTGCTTTGTCCCAGCATTTGAAAACGGTTGACAGGGAAACCCACCAGATAAGATGTCCACGCATCCACGAAATTCTTTGAACGGGAAGGTTTTAAGGTTCGTGTGAATAGGCGCTGCATCCAGCTCTTTCGTTTCAATCTTGTCAACCAGGTTTTGGATAGCGAAGGCTTCGATCTCCACATAAGCGACTGTTCGGCAGTTTGGCAAAACGCGCCTAAGTCCGATGTCAATTCCAGCGTATCCTGAACACAAGGATATGTGTCGTAAAAACGATTTGGTATTATCCACATAAATTTCCTTATGATTCGTCCTTATCGCGTTTCTGATTATTGTGAAAACTAAATAAAGTGCGGACCTGTTCTTTTAATGATTCCACATCAGTCCACAATCGGCTCAAAATAAAAATCATGGAACCAAGGCCAAACGCCAAGGGCCACAAATCCGATAACAGCCGTACAGTATCGATCATGCTACCAGGCTTTGCATGACCAATACCGTGCTGAAAACTTGTCGTTGGCACTGTCGCATTTGTGCCGGGCCCTAAACGATTTTCTGTTGCTAGGACTGCTTTTTTTTATTTTCATGTTTTGATCACCAAAGCGCACCAACTTGATTGTGCTTCCCTTTTTAGCTAACACCGCTGATTTTTTGGCCGCATCAGGTGTGCGTTTGGGTTTGTTGTACCCAGCAAAACTCATACCCCGGTATTTAATTCTGCCACTGGGTGTGCGTTTAACTTGCGAAGTTGTGGCCATTTACGTTTTCCGCGACATACGCTTTTTTGGTTTTGCACGGGCCATTGCTTTTCCAGTTTTCTTTGCAAACGCTTTAGCTTTTTTCATACCGCTTTTTGTGTACGCAAATTTCTTACCACTGACATTCGGCATTGTACTCTCCTTAACAGTTTAAAAATGAGTATAGTTTAACCGGGTATAATACCCTGGCCGCTGCGACTTTTCTGATCAATCGCGTACTTTTCCAACCTCGCCTCCAAATCTAATTCTTGCAGCTTTAATTCGGCGTCGGCCGCTATTTTTGTTCTCTTTAATTCTGCTTCAATCAACATTTTTTCATAGCTTAATTGGAGTTTTTGGATATCGGCTGGGCTCATTGTGTTACCAGCACTAATCTGCACCTCCGCTTCTTTTAAGGCTAAGCCTCTTGCTTTTAGTTGCAATTCCATCATATCAACTTGGAAATCCATCTGGTCTTTTTGTGCTTTGCGCTGGGCCTCTAGTGTGTCCTTGTCTGGGCCTTTGCCCGGTGGTTCATACCCCACGGGTATCTCACCAAAATACAGTTCCGGATTTTTTATGCCACTGGCCTCTGCCATATCTTGCAGGGCGCGTGAGTATTTGTTGAGATCAACTAAAGGTGAGTTAGGACCAAATTGCGAGATAATTGCCTCCTGTTTGCCAACAATCTGATTCATCATGGCCATGTCACGATCTTTGTTACCTGTGCCCAACCCGGTAGATATCGACACATCCATATCCGTGAACATTTCCCATTGGCGCGGATCAATAGCCATCGCTTCACCATCCATGCGTATAATCCGACTGTAATCCTGATACTTTATCAATTGCTTTAACACGCCTTGGAACAACTTGCGCATTCCGCCGTCAGCAAATATTCTGGCAATCATTTCCACTTTACCCAGACTGGCGCTGTATGCAATATTTGCGGCCGTCGCAGATTGATTAGATAAAGCGTTTGGGTTTAATCCCATGCTTTGTTTTGATACCCCGGTCCGCGCTTCCGCCTGTTGATCAAAATGTTGCAACATGGTTAAGGCTTGGCTGCCAACAAACGGTATTGGTATTTCTCTGATGGTGCCAGGCTTGTCCACATACACAGGTGCACCAGGGCTTAAATTTGTAAGTTGTTCTGGATTAATAAGGTTTTCAAACACCACCTCTCTCTGTGGCGTCATCGCCAGATAGCCGCTGTCGAGCATCATTCGTGTCAACACCGTTTGTACTTTTTGGATCTCTGTTAAACTGTCGGCTGGACACCGCCCGAAAAACAAATTGGGGATGGGTTCTGGGCAGAAATCACTAAACACCACCTGGCATTCGTAAACCTCCATTTTTAACACTTCGACAACATTTTCACCGCCGCCAGCAACAAAATACCAATCTTTAACGCCTGTACCATCATAATCACATTTGATAATGCCTTCGTGCACTAAAACTTCACGCAGCATTGGGTCTGGGCTGTCGGTGCGGTCGCGCTGTGTATAATACGGGTCGTTAACCTTTTGATTGTACACCCGGTCTGTATAGGTTGGTAACTGGCTAATCGCATCCTCATCGTATCCGAGCGCCAACAGATCACCAGCCCGTTTAAAGGTCCGGTGCGATTTCAACACCGCATCTTCCAGATTGCTGGCGTCACGGCTAATAACAAACTCATCCCAATCTATATTTGTAATTTTTACGGTCGAATTGTTAATTGTGCGCTCAACTGTTAGGTCGTGCACACTGACAGCCAGCGTTTGACCAGGGACCATTGGGTTTGGCCCTTCCATTTGCTCGACTGTATGCGCTTTAATTTCTAATTCTGGGTTTTGATCCGTTTGCCCCACCAACTCCGCAAACTCTAAATCCGACAAGCCCTCATAGGTTTGTTCCGATTTCACATAGTTTTCATCGTAATAAGATTTAACAACACCAACTTTACCAACCAACCCGTTCCAACACCAATCTCGGATAAGCATATCCCCCTGGTTGTCTTTGCGAAAAACACAATCGTTAACATACCGTGTGATGAGATCAGCAATGTCTGCATCTTCCTCTCCAACCGGCTCATACACCGCAATATTTTTACCACTGGTAAAAACGCGCATTAACGATGGCAGCATCATGTTGATGCAACTGTTTACAGACCGGTCCGTAACACTGCTTCGCCCGGCTGCGGACGGCACATCGTTCATTATACCCAGGTAGTATTCGTAATTTTTGTTGCGATCATCCGCAATAAACTCTGTGCCATTAATGTAGGTCATCGCATCCGTGATTTCAGATCCCAGCAGTATTTTTAACTGCTCTTCACTTAATCCCTCGGTTTCTGTAGGATCAATCATCGTTTCTGTGATTTTCTGATACTCGACACCCTCATCGCCTGGCTCTAGCGTCAAATCGTCCTCATCAATGAATTGTGCTTCTGCCACTATTTACAGCCTCTTAATATTGAGCTTACATTTACGTTAACTTTAGTGCCTGGGTGACTCACCATATACTCAACCACCTTTTGTAAATCAGATTGACCAGGCTTCACGTCCACACGCAAAGTGCTCCCCGTTGAAAACCGCCAGTCGTCGCCAACACGCTTACATTTAAGACTGTGTTGTTTAAAACCCTTTTCCAAACTGTCATACGTTTTTACCACAGGCGCTTTCTTAACTGATCGTTTTGGTTTTTCTACCGGTGCTGTATTGCTATCAATTATGCTATCCATGACGTATCAAACTCCATTTCTCTTGGTTGTTTTTTCTCTTTAAAACCGATGGCTAGATATCGAAAACTATCCGCTGCATGCGAAGACCAGTCATGCAAAGGCTTAACCTTAAAGGCCTTGTTTTTTTCGTCATACGCGGCTCGATATTGTTTTAAAGCCTCGATCCCTCGATCACATTTTACGCTGTCAAAATAACACCGCCCCAACAATACACGGACCGCCTGTATTCCATCGGCCACACTTAATTTTGGACACACAGTGGGTTCTAACCCCAAGTTTTTTAATACTTCCAAACGGCTTTTCCCGGTACCCAATTCTTGCACTTGAACGTCATGGGGCAATATATGCTGCCCGTAGACATACGGTTTGTTCTTTAATTCTTTGGCATAGTGATCCAGACCAACCCCAGACGCTTCGTAAAAATCAATTAAACGCACTTCATTGCCAACAAATTGCGCAAACCAAATACTGGTGCTGTCACCAATCCCAAGGTCCCAAGCGGTATGCACTTCCAAGGATTTATCGTAATGAATTTTTGTTATACGCTTTTCCTCAACCGCCTCACGCATTTCCGTGCCGTAGTAGGCGCCTTGAATTGCCGCCTCAAAACTACATTGATACTCCTGATTGTATTGATCCGTACTTAAATCATGTTTTGCCGCGTCCAACTCACTTTGTAACAATAAATTAGTTTCGCTGGCTTTAAGCTCCAGGGCAAACCAGTCTTTATCAATACACGCCCGTTTATACATCTCATAAAAATTATTGTGTCCCTTCGGTGTGCCAATCCAAATACACCGGCCTTGCCGATCACTCAGCGCTGGGCGTATCACCTCGGCAAAGGCTCTAGGGTCGATGTCTGCATATTCGTCAAGCACAACACCATCAAAACCCAAACCCCTCAACCGGTCATAATTATCAGCACCGTACAACCGTATCCGTGATCCGTTTGGCAGATCCA